ATCCCGCAAAATTAAGTCATAACCTTGTTTACTTCGTGTCCTTACTTCCCAACCAGTGCCATCAATATCCCCGCCTTCCTTAAACGTGTTTATCGAGCCACCCCAATACTTTCCCATAGCCTTACTCACAGCTATCTCACCGCAAGCACCCTCAATGTGACTGTTCCAACTGGACTGCAATTTGGTCTTATTCTTATAGCCTCTCTTGATTGCTCCAATGTGCCGAAGAGAACCAGTATTTGCCCCCTGAGCCATTTCATAATCTAAAAGAGTAACCTTCATCGTCTAGCCACTAACTCCAAAAAATCATCAAAATCTAAAACAATTAATGGCTTCTTATTATCGGCTTTAATCACCAAACCATCATTATCCTCAAACCAATCATAGATAGATTTAAATCCATTTGCCCTGCACTTGACTTCCAAATGCCACTTCTCTTCACCAGTTTTATTAAGTATGAGGTCTGATTTAATGCTTCCGCCACCACTTAAAGGAACTCTTATGCACTCAATATCATCGTGCATCAAAGCCTGCTTTCTCAGATTATTTTCAACCCGATAACCTTTATCTCTTGAAAATTTTCCCATTACATTTTCCAATCCTGAAGATTAACCTTGCCTTTTGTGAAGGTATGAATTGCCAACATTTTCTTAGCTGAGGGCAAAGATTTGCCATAAAGCCACTTATGAATTGTTGGTTGCGAAACTTTTAATAGATCAGATAATTCTTTTTGAGATATTCCATTTTTTACAAGATATTGTGATAATTTCAATTGCGATAGTCCATATGTTGTTTAGCTATAATATGCCTAATTAGCATATTAATATCATTATTTATTTCAAGCAGTCAATACATTTAACAAGGTAATTAAAAAAATATTGTAATTATATATTCTTACCCTATGGTAATATATTCCTAATAGGGCTTGCTCGTTGCGTGGCTTGTACAACGAGGATAAAATAATAAGGGGAGCGAAATGAAGACTATAAAAAGAAATCCACGATGCTTTAAATTAATATATAAAAAATGTGTTTATATGAGTGGAATATTTAGCATGAATGGTTGGATGTGGACACAAACAGCACCGCCTGCTTAACAATTAAATTGAATAAAAAACGTAATTCGTATATCAATTTTTTTTGTTAAGGGAGCTAATAAACTACAATGAAATTTCCAAATAACCTTTATGTTTTGAGGTCTAATAAAGGACTTCAACAAAAAGAGGTATCTGAAGCTATCGGGGTAGTTCAATCTGAATATAGTAAGATGGAGCGAGGCGATAGAAAATTAGGTATCCATCTCGATAAATTATTACAATTTTTCGGTGTAGATGAGGATAGATTATTTACAAATGCTTCACCAATATACCAAAAACCAGTAGAGCATAAGATGCCACCACTGGAGGACTTGCCTATGTATGGTTTGCCTTTACCAAATGGCGGGGAAGGCTTTCAAGTGCAGAAAAAAATGTTCACCCATTGTGCAAGACCTGACTATTTAATAGGTGTTGCATCAGCTTATGCCTGCTTCATGCTATCGGAAAATATGGAGCAAAGATATTTTTATGGAGAAATTTTATTTGTCGATCCGACATTGCAGATAAAAGAAAAGGATTTTGTCGTGGTGCAAATAAAGGCAGGTGACCGCACAATAGGTCTTGTAAGAAAAGTAGCTGAGGTGAGTGATAGACAATTTAAACTGTCAACCCTAAATCCTGACAATACTGAAGTTTTTAAAAATTCAGATATTATAGCTATCCATAAAATAGTCGGATCTAGATCTAATATAGAATAAAATATATTGCAATATATGCCAATAAGGTATAATCTCTTCTATGAATTAGGAGGAGATAACCTATGGCATATCCATTTTTTGAGAAGTTTGGATTAGACACAAAAAGTTTATCTGAACGTCAAAGCACTATAGGTGGAAGCGATATAACCACCTTAGCTTCAGGTGAACCTGAGCGAATTTTAAAATTATTTCAGCAAAAGACTGGCAAGATACAACCCGATGATCTGACAATGGTTTGGGCAGTGATTATGGGGCATATCACTGAAGAGGCTAATCTTGAGTGGCAAGAGCATTATTTAAAGCTACCCATAATTGACCGCCAAAAAGTATTTAATGGAAAGAAACATCCATTTATGCGGTGTACTGTTGATGGTGTAGTTAAAGGCTATAAGAATAAATTAGCAGTCATTGATGCTAAATTTACTATGGGGCGACCTAAAAGAGATGAGGAATATAAAGACGTTATCCCTCGCTTAGTCAGGTACTACAGCCCTCAGATCCACTGGAACGCATATTTAGTCGAAGAAGTTACTGGCAAGAAATGTCCTTATGGCTTGCTATCCTTTATTAAAGGCGGTGATCAGCCATCCCTACATGAGATTAAAATTGATCGTGATTTTCAGGAAAAATTAATCAACGTGGCTAAGTGGTTTATGGGATGTATCGAAATGGACATAGAGCCAACCGATATACCTACCGCAGAAATACCAATCCCTTTAGAGGATAAAGTGCCAGTAGATATGCAGGCAGATCCTAAGTGGAAGGCTTTTGCAGAGCAATATATTCAGACCTTAGGGGCTAATGAAATATTTAAGGATGCCGAAGCCAAAATTAAGAAGCTAGTACCCAAAAATGCGAGTGAAGCATTTGGTCATGGCATATCAGTCAAAGTCGCAAAAAATAACAGTAAGAGGATAACACTATGCAACAGTTAGGTCAGGCAATTAAGCCTATTCCACGATATTCGCAGACAGAAACTGCATCTAAAGAAGAAAATAATATTGCTATGGCTCTCATAGCTTTTCACCAAACTAACCCTCATGTCGTTGAGGATAAAAGAAATCCGCATTTTAGGAACACATATGCCTCACTTGAGAGTGTTATTAAGACAGTCAGAACTGCTAGTCAATTTGGTCTTACGTTCACTCAGGAGATGGATTTTGAAGGGGATATATCTTTTGTACGAACAGTTATGATGCACTCTTCAGGGGCTATGAGGGTTAGCCGAACTAAGATTGTTTCCAAAGATCCTAATGATCCGCAAAAAATGGGGTCAGCTATCAGTTACGCAAAAAGATATGGATTGCAAAGTATTTTCGGACTTTCTTCACCCTCAGAAGATGATGATGGAGAAGTCGCAACAATAAGACCTGAAGGCAATGCTCCCACTTTTGTTCCTTCAGGTAATTCTGCTTCAGGGGGTATTACCTCCTCCAAGCCTCCTGAAGTAGATCTAATTTCACTTATTGACAATGCAAAAACTTTAAAAGAACTGACTGATTTGTATGTCAAACACAAACCAACTGACGACAAAATAATCCAAAAATTCAAAACAAAAAAAGGAGAGTTAAATGGATAATAATAAACCAATGGTAAAATATGGAGTAGATGAATTAACTATTTCCATAAATAAAAATGATCGTAAAACTGAGGATTGGCACTCAGACTATAATGGCAAGTTAGTCATTAATGGCGAAATATTTTATGCCAATGTCTATCAAAAAAATGAGAATTGGATTGCAGGCAAGTTAGTTAAAGCTGATCCGACTAAAGTTAATTCAGGCGGTCAAACTCTAACTAATTCTACTGAACTAAATGATGAAATCCCTTTCTAAATGAAAAGAGAAGAGATTTTACAAACTGCAATAGGGTTAATTAATGGTGATCGGGCAAAAGATTACGGTGATGCCTATGAGAACCATAAGAGGATTGCTGAGTTATGGTCAGTTGTTTTTGGAATAAAAGTAACTGCCTATCAGGTGATCCTCTGCCTGATCCTATTGAAAGTAGCTAGACTTATTTATTCTCCACAAAAAACTGATAGTTGGATCGATCTTGCAGGCTATTCAGGGATTGGGGGATCTTTTGAAGAAAAGGTAAAGAATGACAAATAAACCTATTCCAGTTCTTCGCAGAACTAAAGAGCAAGTAGAAAAAGACAATGAAAAATTTTCTAATTGTGTGCAATGCGGTGAGCCTCTTAGGAAGGCAAAACAAAGAAGAGACAGCCCTAAAACTTGCAGTCAATGCCGATATGAGAGATCCAGTGGCAGTAGTGCTATCAGGCTTATATGCAAAAAATTAAAGAAAAGAAAAGTCGCTCCTGCTGAAGATGAAATGATGTTTGAAGATCATCCCAATGGAGACAGTGATAAAGAGGGCAGGGTTATTATTAATCCTACCTTTGTAAACTATGGCATATCACCGCTATCTGAGGTGATTAAAACTTCAAATTATCAATACAAAAAAGGTTCTGCGAGAGATGGCTATAGATACAAAAGGAGTGAGTGATGGAAGTATGTCCACGATGCAAGTCAGCTTGGCGACCAATAATGACAAGGTCTGCTGAACAATGTTCAGTTTGCCAGTTTCAGGTATTGATCGATTGCTGTTCAGGAGTTTGTGAAAATGAGCCGATGGAAAAAGCCGACAAGACCACAGATAAGTCAAATTCCTCTGATGGATGAGTGCGACTACTGCGGTAAGGCTTTTGATTGGCGATTTGCAGGACTTGTCAATGCCAAA